GCATCTAGTATAGGTGATACTAAATTTAGTGGAGGTAATGGAGGATCTGGTAGTAATAGTGCAACTGGTGCTGGAGGTGGTGGAGGTAGTTCGGCTGGCTCTGCAGCAAACGGAGGAAACGGAGTAAATGGTGCAAACAACTCTCCAGGCGCAGGTGGTACTGCACCAACTGGAGGAGGAAACGGAGCTAACGGTACTTTAGGAGCAAATACAGCAACAGGTAGTATTCCTGGTGGAGGTGGTGGTGGTTCTGGTGAAGGTACTAACGTTAGAGGTGGACAAGGAGGAAGCGGACAAATTAAAATAACCTGGGAATTAATCACAGCTGCGGCTATTTTTATCAAATGGATTGATGACGATGGTTATTAATTAATATAAATCATATTTAATTAGTATATTTATTATATATAACAACACGCACACACAATGAAGTACACAATACTAAAGCAATTTATACCAGGCAACCCACAAATTTATGTTGCTAAATTAGATCCTCAAGACGAAGAGTTTACTTACGAAGATTTAGAACAAGCGGAAGCAAAACTTCTTGAACTCGAAGGTCAACATTTTGGCAGAGAATTTAAAATAGTAACTTCGTAATTTTCAAGCAATCTATTATATTTATAAATAAAATAAGACTCATATGAATGTCATGCTTATATTAATAATTATAGCTGCATTAGTAGCTATTGTAACTATCAGAGTTTATCACGAACATAAACAAGAAGAGTTAAATAAACAAGCTCATATAGATGAGTTAAATAGACAACAACAGATTTCAGACACTAAAGCAAAACTTTTAGAAATCATTACTTCAGTAGAAGCTACAAAAGTAGTTATAGAAGAACCTGTAATAGCGCTTCCTAAAATAAAGAAAACTGTAAAAGCAAAAACAAAAGTAAAAGCAAAACCTGCTTTGAAAGCAACTAAAAAGAAATCAACTAAGAAATAGTTATGGCAAAAATCACAGATGAAGAGTTAGAACAGATAAACGAAACTAAAAATCAAGTATCTGAAGTTGTGTTTGAATTAGGACAACTAGAATATCAAATCATATCTTTACAGCTTAGTAAAGACTATTTAAAAGAAAAAATAAAGGAATTAAGAGATCGAGAAATGACAATTACTACTAATTTAAAAACTAAATATGGTAATGTCAACATAAATATTGAAACAGGAGAATTCTAAATCAGTATTTTGAATAAATAACGGATATTTATTATCAGTTAAAACACTAATCTAAATGGCCGAAACACTACTTAGTCCAGGAGTTTTCTTAAATGAAAACGACGCATCACAAATAACACAAGGACCAATAGCTGCAGGTGCAGCATTAATAGGACCAACAGTAGTTGGACCCGTTAATATTCCAACTGTCGTTACTTCTTACTCACAATTCAAAGCCCTTTTTGGAACTTCTTTTATTTCAGGGGGACTGAATTATGAATATTTGACTTCTATCGCTGCTTTAAATTATTTTGAGCAAGGAGGTCAATCACTTATAGTTACAAGAGTAGCATCAGGATCTTACACTCCAGCTAATTCAGTGGTTCCTGCAATTAATGGAAACACATCATTTACTTTAGAAACCTTGTCTGTTGGAACAATAATGAACAACACAAGTTCTTTAGGTTTTAGTGGATCATTAGCATCTGGTTCAACTGCTAACGTTCGTTGGGAAATTACAGGCGTTTCTTCAGGCTCTGGAGTATTTAATTTGGCTATTCGTCGTGGAGATGATTATGACAACAGTAAAACTGTACTTGAAACTTGGAACAATCTTTCATTAGATCCAAATCAAAACAATTATATAGGATATGTTATAGGAGATCAAACTCAAACTGTAACATTAGATTCTACTGGAGATTATTTCTTACAAACAACTGGTTCTTATCAAAACAAATCAAATTATGTAAGAGTTTCATCTGTTAGTCAGCCAACTCCTGGATACTTTGATCAAACTGGTCAACCAAGAAATATCTATACTGGATCACTACCACAAGTAGGAACAGGAGCCTCAGCTGGAGCTTTTGCAAATGCTCAAGGACCTCTATTCGGAGGATTCGGAATACAAGCATTAGATATGTTTGAAAGCATTGCATCTGTACCAGCTACTCAAGCAAATAACATTCAAGGCTTGGTGGCTACTAATTACGATGTTGCTATCAATCTATTAGAAAATCAAGACGCTTATAACTTTAATGCTATCTACGCACCAGGATTAAATTCTCAAAACGCAGCATCACAAGTAAATGCACTAATAACTTTAGTTCAAACTAGAGGAGATGCTATCGCAGTCGTTGATATGGTTGGATACGGATCACAAATTAATACAGTAACCAGTCTAGCATCAGGATATGATAACTCATATGCCGCAACATACTGGCCATGGCTACAAATAAGAAGTCGTGAAACTGGAAAAATCAATTTTGTTCCTGCTTCTACTCTTATCCCTGCAGTTTACGAATATAATGATAAAGTATCAGCAGAATGGTTCGCTCCAGCTGGTATGAATAGAGGATCTCTTTCAACAGTATTGCAACCAGAGAGACGATTAACGGTTAATGATAGAAACATTCTTTATCAAGGCAAAGTAAATCCAATCGCAACATTCCCTGGAGTAGGAACTGTGATCTACGGTCAGAAAACTCTACAACAGAAACCTTCTGCATTGGATAGAGTTAATGTAAGAAGACTATTAATAGCTCTTAAACAGTACATAGGTCAGTTGGGTGAGCAGATTGTATTCGAGCCTAATACACAAACAACACGTAACAAGTTTGTGAACCAGGTTAATCCTTACTTAGAATCAGTACAACAGCGTCAAGGTTTATATGCTTTCCAAGTAGTAATGGATGAGAGCAATAACACTCCAGACGTTATAGATCGTAATCAATTAGTTGGTACAATTTATCTACAGCCTACAAAGACTGCTGAATTTATACAACTAGATTTCAATATATTACCAACTGGTGCTAGCTTTTCTCAATAATTAGAAATAATAAAACATGAACGACAATACAATTCTTAGAATAAAAGTACCTGCTCATCTTTATGAGAGTGTTAAAAAGAGTTTGACTTTAAAAGAAGCTAAACAGAATTTTGGCATGCCAGGTTCTACTACTATAAAAGAGAAGAAAGCTCCTAAAGGTGATAAACCCAAAAAAGCTGCAACTCCTAAATCTGATTCATCACCTAAAAAAACAGCTCCTAAAAAAGCAATGACTCCTAAAAAAGAAGAAGCTAAAGGTGAAATGAAAAAAGAAGCTGGTAAGAAAGAGTATTCTTTAGAAGAGCTAAACATGTATAAAGAAATGCTTGATAATAGAATCGCTAAATTACAAGAAGGCGAAAAAAACGAAAAATAATTTAAGTTATAGATATTTATAACTAGAAATTCTAAATTAGAAAAAAATGGCAGTATTGGATTCAAACCAAATAATGTTTACGGCATTCGAACCAACGGTAGCAAATAGATTTTATATGTCTATAGATGGTATTCCATCTTATATGATTAAGAAAGCCGATGCACCAGGAGTTGAATTGAATGAGATCAAACTTGAACATATCAACGTATACCGTAAGATAAAAGGCAAGGCAGAGTGGAAAAACATGAATCTTAGTCTTTACAATCCTATTTCTCCATCAGGCCAACAAGCTGTAATGGAATGGATTCGTCTATCTCACGAATCAGTTACTGGCCGTGATGGTTATTCTGACTTCTATAAGAAAGACATCAATCTTTCAATATTAGGACCTGTAGGAGATATTGTAAGTGAATGGATTCTAAAAGGAGCATTTGTAAAGAATGCAAACTTTGGAACATATGATTGGTCATCAGCAGAACCTACAGAATTAACAATTGAAGTAGCGATGGATTACTGCGTCTTAAACTATTAGTGCTTAATTTTTAAAATATTTAAGTTCTTAATTTTGAATATTTAAACCTTCCTGATATTTATAATAAAGGAAGGTTTTTTTATGCTTAAACAGTACTTTGCAATAATAAGAAATGCTATATTAGAGAATAGATCTAAAGATTCTAATATCTATTATGAATCTCATCATATAGTACCATCATCATTTGGTAAAAAGAGTAGTACAGTTTTATTAACTCCACAAGAACATTATAGAGTTCACAAAATATTAGCAGAAGCTTTTAGAAATCATCCAATATATGGAATGAAGATGTTATGGGCTTTTCATAGAATGACTTATAGTGGAGATATTGAGTTAACTGAAGAGGAATATGCAATAGCTAGAAAAGCTTTAATGAAACTATGGAAGCGTAAAAAATCTAAAGAGCATAAATCTAATATAGGAAAATCTCATAAAGGAAAAAAATGGGTTTTAAACCCTAATACATCAGAATTTTTACAAATTAAATCGCAAGATTTATATGAATATGTATCTAGTGGATGGATTAATACTAATAAAACTCTTGGTAAAAAAAGATCTATAGAGACTAGAAAAAAATGTTCTATAGCAGCTACTAAGTCAAAATTAGGAAAAGTAGGAGAATCATCAAGAGCAAGTAAAGGTTTTGTAGTATGTGAGAATTTATTAACAGGTAACATAATAGAAGCAGGTTCAGCTTTACAACTATCATATAAAATAAACATACATCAATCAGTTATTTGTGAAGAATTAAATCGATCCACATATTCTAATAAAAATAAATCAAGATCTAAAAGAAGTAAATACTTTGAATTTTTACAAACTCATAAAATATATTATAAATCTAAGATTTGATCTAAAAATATCGAGATCATATATTTATAAATAAATGGAAGATAGAAGTGTTATAAAAAAGTTGTATAACGAATATAAGCAATTATATTTAAACGAGCTATATGATAAACCATTACAGTTTAAAAGAGTAGACAATACAAAGTATATAGTATATAAAGAAAATGGAGATGAATTGGCTTATTTTCTATTGACATTTCAATATGACATTAATAATTCACCTATAGATTATAAAAAATATAGTATTACTAAATATTGGAATATAAGTTGGTATTGGGCTAACAATCTATCTAGTGAAGAAAAAAGTAGCAGTAATTTTATTAAAGTGACTTCTACAGCGTTTAAAATAGTAGATGATTTTGTAAGAAATAATAACTATCCTGCATTATTGGGATTTAGTGGATTGAGTAAAAGTCATGAAAATATATATTCGAATAGTGCGTTTATTGATAGATGGA